GCTATCGAGTTTTTCGGGGTAAATTTAACGTTTAAACGTGTGGCTTTACTTCCGGAACAAGTACATGAATGGGGCCTTCCATTATGGCCTGAAAGAATGGAAGTCATAGAAAAAATAGAAAAGGATCCGCGTCAAAAATGGTATTTTGAACGTTTTGGGCGGATAGCTTGTGAATTAGACGCGGTTTCTTCTAATCCAAACGCGTTAGAAAAACTAAGGGAACTTGTCCGTAAAGAAGTTGAAAAATATATTAACAAAGATATTCTAGAAAAACGGGAGAAAATAGAAAAAGAATACCGTGAAAAAATAGCTAAAGCATTTGAAAAAAACAGAACCTTATTAGAACAACTTGAAAAACAACTTTTAAACTCAATATAAGGGGGAATATGAAGTGTCTAAAGTTTTGAGAAACCGGCTTGAAAAAGCTATTATACGTTTTGCTATGGAAAGGCCCCGATTGTATAAAGGTAATAAAGAATTTTTTGATGAAGTTATTAAGAGATACCCGGAGATCATAGAAAAAATGGCTAAATGGTTTAATAATCATCCTAAATCTACAAGTTTCATTATATATACTTATAATAAACTTAGTAAATGGACTGAAATAATAATTAGAATAAAGCGGAACGGTAAAATAGAGATTTTCAAAGCTTATAAAACCGCGTCAAACTATGATCCCGATCAAATTTTCTTTATAGCTTAATCTTTAACTTTTTCTTTTATCCATTCCAAGACTTTCCCGCATATTTTACATTTCGGGAAAGGACAATTGTTTTTCATAACTTCTACTTGGTTCTTGAAGCTTAGCTTTTCAAAATATTCTTCCATTTCCCCTAAGAAAAAACTCATACAATCAGAAAAGAACTGAAATTCTTTCGGCGTAAGTAAATGAGAGTTTTTAAGTTCATCATACGACATATATAAAACCACCGCCCAAAACATATTAGACATTTTCAAAAATTTCTAAATTGTTTTAGATGGTTTTAAGGTTTCGGTGCGATTTATAAAATAAGATGTTCTTTTAATTTGATAGCACACCAAAGATCATATCCCTTGAACTCGAAAGTATCCGTGAAGTTCCTTTTTTCTATGGTGATCAATCCTTTTTTTTCTAAGGTTTTTACCGCGTAACGAACGCTACTATATCTATGTTTGCATTCGTTACACGCGTAATAAAGTCTTTGTCTTTTTCCTGATCTAGCCCTAGTTTTTTGACATAAACTTAAAGAAGTATTGTTAACTATTCTACAAAGATCAGCAATGGAAGACGCCCCGCGGCGTTTAATTAAGATCTTTAGAATTTTTATTTGAAGACTTGTTAACCCCATAGCTAACCAAAGTCAGGAATAGCTTAAAAAAATATCGATTTTTTAGGCGGATTTCTTACCTACCGTTTGGTAGTGGTTATATTGAAGAAAAAGTAGGTAAGAAAATGAAGTTAAGAAGATGTTGTTTAATGTTGTTTTGGTTAGGGTAAAAGTTAGGTTTTTAATGTGGTTTGTGCGGGGTATAGACGATAGCCGTTTAGAATGCTTAGTTTTATGAATCCGGTTTCTTCTAGGTGTTTCAGGTATTCGATTGCTTTGTTTCTTTTTACACCGTATTCTTTCATAATCCATCTTACCGCTTGGTTTACGGTTGGTTTATGTGTGGAAACATAGCTAAAGATCTCTTGTAACCGTTTTTTCCGTAAACCAGCTACATTTACTTCGAATACGTGGTGGCATTTTGGACATGTCACGGTGATAGACACTTTCATCTATCCCCTAGTATTTTTCTTGTTTTCAATGTAACAAGAACATCAAAATAAATATTTAAAGATTTCGACATTTATCAATCAAAAACAAGCCGAAATTCAACAAAAATATACATGTAAAAATATATAACTATGTTTTAGATTCTTTAATTAAGTTTCGAATCTCATTTCTAATAAGCCGTTTAATTTTTTCACGGTTCATCATGTACGCGGGTGTCATAAAAGGTTGCGGTTGGGTTCCATGTTTCGCGATACTTGCTTGAATAGCGTAGGCGGCTTGTTCCGGTAACCCGTGACGTTTAGCCCATTTTTTAAGCGGTTCTATCGGCGGCCAATGTGGCACCGTACCATATTCCACGGCCCTAGCATAAACAACATTAGTACCAACCTTCACCATGTTCCAATCTACGGGTTCCGTGTGAATAGAAGCCCGAAGACGCCCCGTGTCAACCGGACAAAGATTTTTCGCGTCATATTCTATGAGATGACCGGCGGCCATCAAAATACTTGTAATTTGCCGTTTGATTTTCTGATTCAATTTTTCTAAGTCTATTTTTGTTTTTGTTTTTATTTCAAGGGCCATTATGTTAGCTTCCTTACCAATGTTATTTTTGTTACGGTTGTTCCCGCGTAGGTTATCACGGTTTTAGACTCTATTTTATAGGTGTCTCCATCGTAGATTATTTGTTCTCCTTCGTTTACGGTTACGGTGCTTGGAACAAGGGCTTCAAGATCCCCGGGAACACTTGTTTTACCTTCCAATCGATGTTCAAATTTATGGGTTTTAGTTGGGATCACAAGGATTTTAATTGATGTATCGGTGTAGGTTGTTTGACTTGTATCTATTTCATCGTATTCATTGTAAACCACGGTGTCTACTTTTCTATGGGTTACGGTTACACCGTTCTGATCAATAAAATGATCCAATATAGTCATATTATCCCCGCCAAGACTTTTTTATATCGGTTTAAACGTTTCATAGCCCATTCCGGTAAAATTTCTATTTCCTTGAAATTCACAGATATTCCTGATAGGCTTATGTTTTCCGCGGATCCTATTTCCGTGAACTTGAACGCCCATCGTTTCAACCATTCGATCACTATATGGGTGCATATTGTTGTTATTTCCGGGGGAACCGAAGTATAACCGTAATCATAGGTTACTTCAATGACTTTGGCTTTAGCTTTCCAATAAACATTTTTAGGATCAATATAGCCGTTACTGCATTTCACTATTCGGCCGTCTTCATACCAAACGTATTCTTCGGTTTCCGTCAACAATGTTCCGTCTTCTTTCACCGAAGTAACTTCGAGAACCGGGTAATTCCTTAAAATAATTGTGTTGTGGTATTGTCCCTGGCCATCGTGGTATTCTACTTCCCCGGTGTGCTGTGTGAAATCGCGGTTACAATACGCGTCTATCAAAGCGGAAACATGGGAAATCATCAGGGCCAATGTTGGATCGGGGTTTTGGTTAAATGTTATGTTCAAGTAGTTTTCTATGTTTGATTGAGTCGTATAGTCTACCATTTATTTCACTCTCCTACCTATTTTTATAGATTTTATCTTTACCCGAATAAATCGGATCGTTTAAAGTATATAAGGGGTCTTTTAACTGATAACCGTATTCCACGGTTCCAATATAACAATCAACCGTAAAGCTAACAGAATTATCTTGTTTTGCGAATAAAACATCCATTGATAAGGTTATGATTGTGGATTTTAGAAATAAGGTGTCTATTTGTAGATTTGCGGTAAAAATTTTCTGGAACATTACATCAACCGTAAATTGAGCGGAAACACCAAGTTTCTTAAATAGTGAATCTATTGAAAGTTGGATTGAAGCCCCTAATTTTTTAAGATAAGTATCTATTGAAAACTGTTTTGAAAATGTTTTCTGAAATAGGGTGTCAATTGTAAAACTTGTTTGAATATCTTTTTTCTGGAAAAATGAATCAATTTGAAAGCTAGTTGGAATATTGTTTTTCTTTAAAAGAGTATCTAAGGTAAAGCTTATTGGATAAGTTGCGTATTCTGCGGTCGAAAAAATACAATCTATCGTAAAACTAGTGGGAATGTCTTGTTTTTGGAAAAGCGTATCAACCGTAAATTGAGTTGCAACATCAAGTTTCTTAAAAAGAACATCAATCGGTAAATTTGCTTGAATATTTTGTTTTTTAAATATTGAATCTATGGTAAAGGTTAAAGCTTGCTGTAAAACGAAAAGCGTATCAATTGTGAATTGGGCCGGTATATCGCGTTTTTGAAGTAAAACACCTATTGGAATCGTAGCTTCCGCATTAACTTTTTTAAACAAGGAATCTAATTGTAAACTAATTGATTGAGGTTTCATGAAAACCGTATCAATCGGAAGATCAACCGGAATATCTTTTTTCTGGAAAAATGAATCAATTTGAAAGCTAGTTGGGACATCAGATTTCTTAAATAAAGTATCCATAGTAAAAGTAATACTATAAGTAGCCGCCCCCGGCGAAAAAGTAGTAGTTATAATACTTTCCTTTTGACCGGCTACCGCTGTACCATCTTCGTTAACCCTGAAAATAATTTCCGCTCCTTTTGACGCCCCGGATGCTATCGTGGTTCCAATACAATATTCCGCAAACAAATATTCATTGTTAAGTGAAAAAGACGCAATATTAACCGTGTTATTAATATAATAGGTTGTTTCCGCCGTAGGTGAATCAATATAAGTTATTTGAACCCAATCAGTTATCGCCGTAGCCGCTGAACCGTCACCGTTTGTATCACGCCACAATCTAACATAAACATAAATATCCCCGGTTACATATTTACCCGTAATTAAACAAATATAAAACGTCCAATCCCCCGCCGCGAAATCTCCGTTAAGTGTGTTTTCAGTTCGCCAACCGTAACCGTCAAAACTAGTAGGTAATGACGATAACGCCCCGGTGTTTTGTGTTCCCGGAAGAACCTTTAAATACCCGGTTTCATTTTTTGCGAATTGAACACTAGTAGTGTCGTCCGCTGATTCCGTGATACTTTCAAGAAGCTTCCATAGTTGCGTAGCTATTTCAATGTTTGAAAGAAAATATTCGGTCATTTTTCTTCACCGAAACAATTACGTTTAACTCGGTTTCCGGTTTCTTTTTCTATGAAAAACCATCCGCAACCCGGGTAACGCATTTCCGGGATACTTGGAAAACTTTTTCTTATTCGCGGTGAACAATGACGCCACGTTTTATTTGTGTGGAAAATTTCGCAAACCGCCATTATTTTCTTGTTTTTCCCGAAGTCTCGGTTAGGTTTTAGTTTAGTTCCTTTAGGTAAATCTTCAAGAACAATAAACGTGAGATATGGACATCTGAGATCACAACATCTACCACACCGTAAACATTCACCTTTTTTCTCGTATTTAGGGTTTTCAACCCGTGGGATTGCTTTTATTTGTTGTTTCACGTTTTTCACCAACAAGATCATAGTCTTCGGACATGGTTACATTTCCCCATTCATCGATAAACATAATGGCTTTCACATTGCGTTTTTTACCTTTCAAACAAACTGTTTTCTGGCAACCTAACGCGTAGAACATTACACGTCTTTTTTGTGTCTCCGGGATAAGTTCCCCTTTAGCATTCATACCAATTTTGATGGTATTGCGGCGGAAAGCTATTAGACGCCAACCCGGGGCTAAAACAATTTTATAGTAGTTTAACGGCCGGGATTCAACATTATAACCTATTTTTCTAAGTTTATCCGCAAAATCCGGGGGAAAAGGGTACCATCCAAAAGCCTTCAAACGCGATTGATCAATGTCACTAAACTTATTTTCAACCCCGGTTATCGGATCGAATTGACAAAGACAAAAACCGTTATTATATTCCGCTATCCAAAAAAATACAAGTTTCGGATTGTATTCCACATTTACCATCTCCATTGTATTGGTTTTCACTTATTTTTATGTGAACCCGTAAAAACCCGGGTTAAACTATTTTTTTCCCATTTTTTTTGTAAGTTCTGATAATTTGTCTTGAAGCTTTTTCCTTTTCTTTTCAAGTTTCTCAATTTTCTTTTTAATTTTCTTAATCTTCTTTTCTTTCCCCATATTTATCGCCTTTTTAGATTTCATCATATAGGAAGGTTAAAGTTTCAGCGGATTGTTGTCCTTGTGTTGCGTCTGTGTCTACTTTTACTTGTAAAACCACGGCGTAGCTTCCACCGGCCGCCGTATAAGTGTTGTCATCTATTAGAGCGGGGGACGCGGAAGTATCGTTAGCAACATTCGCGGTAGGTGTTGTTTGACCATTGTAATAGCTGTGGCCGTTTGACGCGTCTTCTATGGCGTAGCCGGTTGTTCCCTCGGTTCCCGTAGCTTGTTGATAGTTTGCTTCGGGACACCCATGTGGAGCGGTGTCACGGTTTCCGCGGCGGAGTTCCCCGTTTGTCCCAAACGTCCAATCTATAGAACCATCCGAGTAAAACCGGATGTTACTTATCTGTGTGAATGTTCCACTGAAATATAGGCGTATATGTTTCCAATAAGAATAGTTGAACCCTGAAGTGGGAATTGGAATCGGGTAGTTTGTCCCCGGGTTGTAGGTGTCACTTGTACATAGCCTTGCGGATGTTATTGTGGTCCATGTTACGGGGGAACCGTTTCCTTCTTGTACTTCAACCGTGGCTACCATTGTTTAATGTTCCTCCTATTTTCCGTGTGCGGTTTTCATGTGTAAATCTAAAGCCTTTTTACTTGTGAATTTCTTTCCGCATCCTTCCACGGGACAAACATAAACTTTAGCTTTTGTTTGAGGTTTTTCTTCTATGATTTCTTCGGTTAATTTTTCTAGTTCCGGTGCGTAAGGGGCTTCAATTTGTTTTATTAAGGTTTTAAGTAGTGTTCCGGCGGCCGTTTTACTTGTTTTTGCAAGTTTCTTTAAGGCTTTTAGAATGCCGGGTTCAATTTTCTTTTCTATTTCCGGTGGAATAACAAGTTCATCTTCTTCCGTAACTTCTTCGTAGCCCATGTTTCGTAGAAGCCGGGCGTCTTCTTCACTTGTAACCACAATCTTATGGTTTTTAAAGTAGAATACTTTGTCCGGTGTTGGCCTAGCTATTTCGTTCTTTCCTTCACTTCTAAAAATCCATTTTTTACCCATGTTTTAATCACCTTGATTTTATTTTGAACCTAGGACAATTCCTTTAACGGTTCCCGTGGTTGTACTTGTTAAAGTAATTTTATTGGCGTTCGCACCCGTGCCGATCGTATATGTTTCAACCGTTGTGCCAACATAAAGGAAAGCTACGTCTACCGTGGATAGTTCACTTACGGTTAAAGTGTCGTTCTGTGCGGCTTTTGTCCCCTCAACATACACTAGATACTTCCCTAAATGCGGAGACACTACTATTTGCTTTTTACTTGATACTTCACCCATTTTTTCACGCTCCTTATGGTAGGTTTATTATTTTAGCACAGAATTGTTCCGCTTTGCAAATTCCTACTTCGTAGACTTTTACCATGAACTTGTTGGAATCGTTTGTTACTGCGAGTTCCTGCATTACTACGTCTTGTAGAACTCTCATTTCAATCACAGACATGTCTAAAACCAAGAAAACACGTTTCTGAGCGGTGTTAGGCATGTTACGGCACGGCATAATCGGAATACCATCAAAGTTAATTGCTTGAATACCGTAGTTTAAGGTTCCGGAAACATCCATGTAGGTTATTGATTGTTGAAGTAGGCTTTTTATTTTGTTGAAGGTTCTCCAATCGGTGACACATAGATTTGGATCTCCGCCGTTTTCAATAGCGGATCTAATTGCATCACGTATAGCGGCTTGATCTATTTCAGTTGTTCCCCCGTTATTTGTAACATTAGTTGTTATTTGCTTCAATAAACCGTCATAGCCGTTTGCATTGTAATCGTAGATAGCTGTGTCATCACCTGAACTAGTTGTTCCCCTTAGAAGGGTTTTTTCTTCTTTTAGCCGTAAGGCTTCGGTGTGAACTTTGATTTCTTGTTGCAAAGCATTGATGTATTCTTTTGAAGCGGCCATTGCGGGGCCGGTTAAACGCCCCACGGAATATAGAAACTTGATGTTTGCGGTGGCCTGTGTATATGTGGTGTCGGCTTCAGATAGGGCGGCGTCTTCGGCTAACCATTCTGCGGATGGTTTCGCGGTTAATTTGTTGTATACTGCGGCTTTACCACGGTTGGTTACCCGTCTAACCGTGGTTAGGAACGGTGTTTTTTGTTTTGTTAAGTCTACGATTTCTGGATCCACGTAAATCGGCACTATGGTGGCTACGGTGCTAAGTGTATAGGCTTTTTCTAGATCGGCTTCTAGTTGTTTTGCGATTTCAGGGCGTCGATCAACTTTACGCCACATATCGTAGTATACGGTTCCGTCGTGTAGGCCTTTAAAACATAGTTCATAGGCTAAGTCACTTAGGAAATTATCTGATATTGCACCAAACTTTGCCATTTCTTATTCACTCCTCAACTCCATATCTTTTATATAGGAAGGTTTTTAACGGGCCTTCATCATGGGGTTTTTCTTTCCCCGCGTCCGTGGCTTCTTCTTTAAGGGCTTTTCTGAAAGGAACTTTAAGACGTTTAAGTTCTTCTTCCACGGTTTTCTTCACTATTTCCGCTAACTCGTTTTCTTTAGGTTCACCGGTTTTCTCAGATTTCTCGGGTTCACTAGGTTCTTCTGGTTCTTTGGTTAGCCCTTCTATGGTTTTTTCAATTTTAGCTATGCGTTCACTTAGTTGTTCTATTGCGGCCCGAATGTCTTCTTGTTTTTCTGTTTCGGGTTTTTCTTCTTTTGTTTCCATTTTTTCACTCTCCAAAATAAAGCTTATAATAAGGTTTTCTTCTTCGGGGCTTAGAACTTTGAGTTCTACGGGTGCGGTGTCTTTTGCTTTCCCGGGGATTTTCCCGGTTTTACGTCCTATCCAAGCACATAGACGTTCCGCGTTTTCACGTTTTAGCCCGCGGCAATTCATCATATATGCTACACATCCATCGAACCCGTTTTTGAAGGTTCCATCTGGATTAACGTACCTTGCTCTACAACTATCTTCTTTTTGCATGTCTTCTTGCGTTTCAATACCCCCTAGGCTTTTTCTAAGTACTTGTATCAGGGTTTCGGGGTTAGCCGGTATGTCTACTAAACTGATTTCTAAGAGTTGCATTTTCGTTATTTTCCGGATATGCCGGTTCAAAGTTTTATCGAAAACCGATCGGGCTTCAAGAACCCGTCCACCGATGGAAAAAGCCATTAAACCGCCTTGTTTAATTAGACTCCAAGCTTCTTCACTATCTTTAGGCCCTTTAAAGATCTTTGCTTTCACGTATAGGCCGCGGTGATCAAGCTTCATATCTATGGCCCTTCCAATGGGCCTACGTTCATGCATGTACCTGATTGTTGGGAAGGCTTTGTATTCTTCTAAGGCTTCTTGAATAGCTTTACGGGTAACTACTTCCCCTTCGCGGTCCACGGTTTCAGTAGTAGCGTAGCCTTCAATAATCCTTTGTTCTTCATCGAGAACTTTGAAAAAATCAATAGGTAAATGGGCTTTGAAATCCTTATTTAAAACAATGACTTCACTTGACATAGCATTAAACCCCTAAATTAGCTAACTAACAAAATAACCGGCTAAATAAAAATAGTTTACGGAAAAAACGCCGAAAAACCAGATTACCACCCCCCGAAAACCACATTTAAGTTAAACAAACAAGCCCAATAAATTTAAGTTAAGTTAAAAAAAGGGGTTTTGGGTTGATGTTTGTAAAAGGGTGGGTGTTGTGGTTCTTACCTACTTTTGTTGGGTGGGTTGTTTGGGGGTTTGGTTGGTAAGATTTGGTTTTATTTGGTTGTTGTAGATGTATCGTATTGGTAGATAGCTTCCTACGTTTATGTTGGTTTTGTTGTTTTGGTTCCATTTTGCTAACCATTTTTCAAAGTCTTCTATCCATTTATAGTAGATTTTTTCGAATTCTTCTTTTTCATAGCTATTTCACTTTTTATGGTTTTTCCATTCTAGGTTGTTGCGTAAGGGGATTTGGCATATTTTTAGCCATTTTATTATGAATGGGTGTGTTGCGTTTAGTTCTTTTGCTATTGTCCGCGTGGATTTACGTTCATCTATGTATTTTGTTTTCAAAATGTTGTAGATGTTGTCGTTGAATCTTTTTTCTATTTCAAGGATTTTCTCGGTTTTATTTATGTTGATGTATTTGTCTCCTACTTGGATGACTGATTCTTTGAGGACCGGTACAATGGTACATCTACAGTTTGGGTGAAGGGGCGGTGTGTCGACTTGGCCGAAACTTGGATGGATGAATTTAGCTAGTAGGGGTACGGTTTGGTTGGCCATTTCAAGGCAATCGGGACATAGCCGGTCATCCCATGTAACGATCCATTGTTTGGCTTTAACCATGCCGGATTGGTTGTAGCCGATTAGGCGGCCCATGTTTGTGGCCCTTATTGTTTCGGTTCTTGCTATTCTTTCGGCTTCCCATGTTGTTAGTGGTTCGTATTCTTGTTGAATCATGTCTCCTAGTTTATCTATTGATAGGCCTTGGCGGATTCCTTCGGTTAATGCTTCGCGGATTCGTTCTTTTACTTGGCGGTATTTTTGTGAAGCTAGTAGATCTACGTAGGTTTGGATATATTGTTCTGCAAGCGGATCCTGAAGGTCGAAGTCTATTTCGAGTTTAAGTTCTTTGAATGCTTTTTGACCGCCGATTTCAAGGCCTTTTCGTATCATTTTTACAAGTAGATCTTTGAACTGTGTTAAATGTGTTGTGAAAAGTTTTTCTAAAATATCGCGGAAAACTTTAACGTCTTTTTCCATGATAACGGTGGCGATTTTTTCTTGTTTAAGAAGATTAATGATTTCTTGGGCTTGTTTATTAAATAGGATTTTAAGTTCATTCAGGAAATAGTCTTCAAATCGATCTATGTTTATGGTCCGCGGATCATCTTGCTTTGTCGCGGGGTTAGGAAGCTTATAGAAATCATCGTAACCAACCACGATAGGTTTTATTTGTTGTTTAGGTTCCGGGATCAATGGATTATTTGTTGTTAAAGCTTTTGTTTTTGTTTGCGTAGGTGTTATTGTGAATTGAAGTTCCGGGTTTTCTTGTTGTTGTCTAAGTTTTTGTTGAAGTAATGCTATAGGATTGTAAGGTTCATCTCCCCATGGTACGGGTTCAAGGCCCATTTCCCTTCTAATTTCATTTATTGTACGTATTCCGGCTTGAAGTTGTTTAACCCACATGTTCACTTGCCGTTCTTCTTCAAACCGGTCCTTACCCGGTGCAAACTGAAACTTAATATCATCATATCCGAATTCAGGGATAATTTCCGTGTTAATGTGATACTCCAATAGTCTTAATAGTGGCCCTAAACCTTTACGTCTAAATACTTCACTTTGTTCTTCACTTGTAGCCCGGTTAACGGTTTCCGTGAACCCTAATTCATTTGGTGTAACCTTGAAAGCGGCCATGACAAGTTTAGTGTACCATCTTTGGCTTTCAAGAAATTGAAGTTCCTTATTTGTCATACTGAACGGTATCCATTTAACATCACTTGAAACGATTGGAAGCTTGTGGGGTTTTCCTTTTATTTGGGTTTCCCAATAGGTTACGAAGCGGCGGTAGTCTTCTTCACTTATTCCGAGTAAAGCTAAAAGCCCTGATGGAACCGCTGACTCCGTGAAATAGGTTTCATTCCATTCCATACTTGCAATTAAAGTTTTTAGAATTGACATTAAATATTGGACCGCGGAAAAACCGTAACAAGAATAGCTTCGCGGGTTTTGCATAATATAAACTATTTCACGGTCCGTGAAGTAAATTGGTTGAGCGTTAGGAACCTTTAAGCTATATTGGTAGTAGCCGCGGACAACACCGTATTCATCTACGTCTTTAAGAAAAGTTGCACCATCCGCTGAATAGAATTCAGTCATTTTTCCGCCTTCAAATGTTTTAACGATTACCCCGGCGTCTATTTCTAAAATGTCTCTTACAACTTGCCGTAAAATTTGTTCAAAGCTTTCATCGTTTAGGTTAGGTTTCTCGAAAAATTCTTTTACTTCACGACAATGTCGAAGGACAACTTCGTTTTCCGCGTCTTCCGGCCGTTTAGGGACAATATCCCAATCTACGGTTGTAACTTCATCGATTAAAGTGTTTATGCAGAGTTGACACCATGTGGATTGAGCGTATTCCCGTAATTCAAGAATGTTTACGTTTCGCGGTTGACCGTAAGGGGCGTTCCAAAACCATTGAACATAAATGGCCCTACGTTTACTTTTCTTTTTTGATCCTTGAAAAACACCGGGAACATTACGGTAAGCCGCTGAAACAACCCCCTTTTGAGATTGACGTTCACGGGGACCACTATTACGTCCGATAATTTTCCTAATCTTAGATAAAAAACTCATAGTATCCCCTTTTACAATAAGTTTGTCTAATTTATGTTGAAAATTATATTTAAATTTACTTAAAATTGAAAACATGTTTTTGACTTGTTTTTGTTGGTTGGGGTTGGAAAGTTGATTTTCTTACCTACCGTTCCAACCACGTTATGGTTCATGTTTGGTAGGTAAGATTTATATATGATTATGACCATAATTA